GTTTCCCAGTCACGATCCTAGGGGGGAACGTTCACCCATAGGGGCACTGGGAAATGACGCCACAGCAGCAACAATTCGTCGAAAACATCAAGGTTCATCGGATGTCTAAGTCGGACGCATACCGCGCGGCTTACGACAAGCCGGATTACTCCCCAAAGCAGGCAGGCAACGCCGTCACGAAGCTGATGTCCAAGCCGTACATTGCCGAAGCTTTGGCTCAGTACACCGAGGCGATCGTCAACAAGGTGGCCGAGAAGAAGGCCGAAATCGTCGTTGACCATCAAGAGGAAGTCCGGCAGCACCTTCGCCGCATCATCGACGCTGCGGTCGAAGACAACAATATGGATGCTGCTATCCGTGCCACTGAGCTGATGGGCAAGATGGACGCGTGCGGCAACTTCATCGAGCAGCCGGCACCACAGGAAGGCGGATCGGCTTCAGGCGTCACGGTTAACGTCAATCCAGGCGAGCCGAGCCCACTGTCTATGATTGCCGCGACGATCAAGAAAGGCGGGCCAGCGAAACAGATCGAAGCGCAGGCGACCGAGGTCGAGGCGGCGTAATGGCCTTGCTGAATGGAACTACCGACGGTGTTCGGATGGCGCTGGACCGAGCCGTCGAAGAGCTGAGAAAGATCGCTCAGGGCCGCAAGGACGGCGGCGAGCCATTGTCCGGTGAGGTGGCAAGGCAGGGCGCGCGCAAGGCTCTAAGGGAAATCGGGCAGAGCTGGGCCGGGGGGCGCTCTGGTGGAAAATAAGGATCAGATTCGGCTGGTACTCGAGCAGTGCGCGCATTTCAACAATGGATGGGGCTTGATTGTGCCACCAACATTGGCTCGAAAGCTGCGGGCCATGGGAATTCACGGCCCATACACGATTCGGCCAGACTTGCCGGAGTAGGATGTGGCAGTTGCCGAGCAGATCTCCGAATTCCAGCTATGCGATGATCCTTGGGAACTCGAGGAGCTTGTCCGGGCGATAGAGTTGCAGCCCGAACACATCAAGCGAGAAGCTTACCGGGAACTGTTCTCCCACGATCTCTATGCCCTGCTGCGCTACGGCCTGGCCCGACGAGATCTTATCGAGGTTGAGGTTCAGGACGAGGAGACGGGCCGCAAGTGGAAGGAACCACGACGGCCAGACCAGATCAAATGGCTGTTCGACCGAGCCCGCGAGTACCAAGCAGCGCCGAACGGGTATCTCGATCTCTGGGCACGTGAGCACTACAAGTCGACGATCATCACCAATGCGGGGCTGATCTTCCGCATAATCCAAGACCAGAATATATCGATCGGCATATTCAGCCACACCAAGGCGATCGCCCGAACGTTCTTGCGCGAGATCAAGGTCGAACTCGAACAAAACCCCGTATTCCCTTATCTTTGGCCGGAAATCTTCTGGGAAAATCCACGCAAGGAAAGCCCGAAGTGGACCGAGAACGAAGGTATCGTCGTCAAGCGGACCGAGAACTCCAGGGAAGCGACCGTCGAAGGCTGGGGGCTCGTAGATGGACAGCCGACGTCAAGGCACTTCACGCACCTGCACTACGATGACGTCGTGACACTCGAGTCTGTCACTGGGCCGGAGATGATCAAAAAGACGACCGCGGCTTTCGAGATGTCCTCGAACCTTGGGTCTGAAGGCGGTACTCGAGTAATCGTCGGCACGATCTACCACTTCGGCGACACGTACATGCAGCTGATCCGCAGAAATGCGGTCAAGACGCGGATATATCCCTGCACGCACGACGGCGAAGAGAACTTAGACGACCCCATGAACTGCGTGTTGCAGTCACCTGCTTACCTCAAGATGAAGCGGGTCGATCAGGGGCCATACACGTTTGGAACTCAGATGTTGCTAAACCCGAAGGGTGATGGGGCTCAGACCTTCAAGCCTGAATGGCTGAAATGGATCACGAACGAGCTTTCACCGGACGAAGCCGAAGAAATGTTCCGGATCTTGATTGTCGACCCGGCGAACGAGAAGCGAAAGCACAATGACTGGACGTCGATGTGGGTGTTCGGATGCGACAGCAACCGCAACTACATTCAGCTGGACCATATCCGAGACCGCTTCGGCCTGACTGAGCGCACGGATGCAGTGTTTCAGCTGCACGAATTCTGGAAACCACAGCTGACAGTCTACGAGCACTACGGCATGCAAGCCGACACGGCCCATATCACGGCCGAGATGGAGCACACGAACTACCGTTTCGATATTCTCGAGGTTGGCGGTACGACACCCAAGAATGACCGCATCAAGCGTCTACAGCCGATCTTTGCTGCGGGACGCATCTATCTTCGTCGCGCGCGACACTACACGGACTACGAGGGCACGACCTCGAACCTGATGGAGCGGTTCGTCGAGGAAGAATACAAGGCATTCCCGGTCATGGCCTTCGACGACGGTCTCGATAGCATGGCACGGCTCGAAGATCCGGACGTACAGGCACAAATCACCTGGCCCAACCGGAAGCAGAAGGGCGACATCAGGGTTGTAACTGAGGCGCCTGACAGAGCGTCGACACGCAGTCGACGCAGAGGTTCGCAGCCTGGACCAAGGGTTATCACTAGAAGGTAGGAACGATGTCTAAGCTCAAAGAAGGTCAAGAATTGCAGTCTGATGCCGAGGCAGTCGCCGAAGCAGAAGCCGCCGTCAACAAGGAATGGCTTGTCGGCGATGCCTGCGTCATCAACGGCAAGACGTGGTTCATTCGCGAGATCGGCAGGGGCCGTGTGCATTTCAACGAAAGCCCGAACTTCGATCGAGCAGAGATGTGCATGAACTATGCGGACTTTGCTGCCAAAGCTGAGAGGGCAAAGGAAGCCGCGGCCGATGTGGCCACAGAGCAGGCGAACCGCAAGTCGAAAGCCAATCAGGCATTGGCTGATGCGGCTGCAGATGGGCCAGCACCAGCAGACGAGGACGAATAACCATGGGATTCGGCGGCGGCAGTCGAACGCCCCTTCCTGAACCGGAGCCGGTCACGCCAGTTCCACAGGAAGAGGGCTCGAACAAGATCGAAGCGCAGAGACGTGCTCGCCTGGCTGCTGCCGATCGCGAGGGCTTCTCCGAGCATCGTAAATCCGGTCAAGGACGTGGCACTCGGTCTGAACCAAACAGGCAGGGTGCCACGGGCTCGACCATCCAGGGCAAACGCACAGCGAGGATGATGTACTAATGGGATTCGGTAAGAAATCTTCGCAGCCACAGCCGGCTGCCCCAGTCGACAACACGCCGCAAGTCACCAGCAACCAAGTCGAGCAAGGCGAGGATGCTGGCCGGCCCGGTACTCGGCGTGTGGCCCGCTTCCGCTCGATCGAGCGCGATAGGGACGCATCCTTGAATGATCCTGGCTCGGAAACGGGCGGGGATGATCCTATGGGCGGAAGCCGACGACCGAGGGCGAGCGGGCGAAAGTCCGCTGCGATGTTGTACTGATGGGGTTCGGAAGCAAATCGTCGTCGACTCCGAAGAAAGATCCGGAGCCGACGTTCAAGCAGGTTGAGACCACGAACGACCCTCAACAGCGTAGAACTCTTGGTGTTAGGCGTGCTGAACGCTTCCAAACACGAGACCAACCAGCGGCTCATATGCTTGAGGGGGATGAGAGCGGCTACGGCTCGCCGGCTCCTCCAGGCACAGCGACCCGCAAAGCTCGCATGATGTACTAAGGGACGGTGCATGCCTCAGCTTCACGACATCATCAGGCAAGGCCAAACCAAGCGGGATAACCGCCACGGTTGGATTACCACCTGGGAAGAACTCGCCGAAACCTTCCTGCCTGTGAGGGAAGGTTTCACGGGTGAACTCACGCAGGGTCAAGAGCGTGGATATCGCAATTTCAGCGATGCCCCGCAATTGGCTCGGCGTGGGCTCTCGACTGCGCTGTCGACATTCAATAGGCCGGCCGGCAAGATCTGGCTCAAGGCCGTCACGTCGAACCGAGGACTGATGAGAGTGCCTGAGGTCATCGCATGGTGCCAGGCAGTAACGCAGATCACATATGACGCGCTCTACCATCCGGACGCGCATATGGAACGCAATATGACCGAGGCTGATAACGATCTGATCACCTTCGGCACCAACTGCGTAAAGATCGGCTGGAACCAGAAAAAACGGCACCTGACCTACAAAACCTACCACCTGAAAAACATCGTCATTGGTGTCGACGAATTCAACAATGTTATCGCGGTCTGGTACTTCTGCAAGCTGCCACTGCGCGACATCGTTGAGATGTTCGGAGTGGACAAGCTCACGCAGCAAATGAAACGTGCGTATCAGGAAAGCCCACCGCGGCTCGACGACAAGTTCGACATCGTTCACGCTTGCGTGCCGAACAAGGATTGGGCTGGCAGGTTCAGGCCGGGTGATGGCGACTCTATGCGCCCGCCCGACATGCCTTACCTGTCGCTCTGGTGGGCCGAGAAGGACAAGGAACCACTAGACGTCGGCGGATATTGGGATTTCCCGTATCTGGTCGCGCGCTGGGACACTCAGAGCCAAGAGGACTACGGGCGGTCGCCGTCCATGGTTGCGCTCGATAGCGCACGACTGATCAATGAAATGGCGCGCGACATGGCTGATGCAGGCGCCAATGCCGTCAGGCCGCCCCTCGGTGCTTGGGGGGACTTCATCGCAGGTGATGTGCAATTGCACTCAGGCGGTCTGACGCTCTTCGATAGCCAAGGCAAGTGGGATCGCAACGGCAACCCTATCTGGACGATCGAGACTGGCGCGATGCCAAAAGAGATCTTCCAGATGATGGAAATCATCCGCGAAGACATCAAGGCCGCGTTCTTCCTGCACGTGCTCGAGCTTCCCGATGCTCGCGATACCGACATGACCGCAACCGAGGTCAATGCGCGCTATGATGAATTCCTGCGCAACGGTGCCCCGACATTCTCGCGCGTTGAGAGTGAGTACAACGGCGGTCATCTGAACCGGGTATTCAGCATCTTGAACCGAGAGGGGATGTACCCGCCAGTTCCGGAAATACTCCGGGCAACGAACGAGAACATCGAATTTGAGTATGAGTCGCCGCTAAAGCAGCTGCGCAAGCGTGCCGAAGCCGTCAAGACGCTCGAGGGCATGTCCATGATTGGCGAGGGTGCCATGGTCATGGGCGAAGAAAAGGCTCTGGAGGTGTCCGACAACTTCAGCGCTGACGGATATGCCAGATACATGGCGGACAAGCTCGATATGCCAATGGAGCTTGTGAAGCCGTTCGAAGAAGTCATGGCAATACGCAAGCAGCGTGCAGAGCAGGCCGAAATGGCAATGATGGCAGAGATGGCCAACAAAGCCGCGCCAGCTGTTGCTGCAGCCGGAAACCTGCCGTCACAGCTTCTCGGTCCGGGCTCGCCTGTGGCTGAGGGTGGTGCGCTCGAAGGTGCCGACGTGCCAGGTGCTCTCGAGGCCGGCGCAGATGAGGCGGCTAACGTGTTCGGCGATGATGGCGGCGAGCCGATCGATGCTGAATACGAGGACGTTGCAGCATGACGAAGGATACAATCATCCTGACGGCCGTTATGCTTGTCCGCAAAGGTGACTATGTGGCCGTCGAAGTTGAGATAGATGGTCGGTGGGTTGAGGTCATCCGGGAACGTTACGACGGTTACTTCTCGCATATCGTCGAACCGGCTGGCATTCGCAGAGCCAAGGACAAGGCGGCGTGATTAAGTTCGAAGTGGTGGCTCTGGCACACATTACCGAGCCTCTTTACTCGCCAGCTGCAAGGATATCTGTGATCGAGCCCAACATTGTTGGAATTGAGGTGTTTGGTCCAACAGGTTTGCGCGCTGTTTTCGATTCTCGCGATGATGCTGAAATGTTTGCGGCTGATTGCAACAACACTTCAAACGGTCCAGTCTTTATCGTTAGGCCAATGAGGCAGTGATGACAGACAACGTTGTCGACCTTCCTGTGATTACTCGGCTCGATATACCGCCTGAAAAGGTGCTCAGCCGCGCACTTGAAGCCGGCCTGACTGACGTAGTGGTCATTGGATACGATGCCGATGGCCAGGAATACTTTGCAAGCAGCAAGGCGGACGGCAAAGACGTCTTATGGCTGCTGGAACGTGGCAAAATTTGTCTATTAAGGACGGTTGAGGAATGAGCGGACCATTTCCACACAAGAGCGTGCGAGACGCGCGCCGGCTGCGCACAGATCGCGTAGGGCCGGCTGCTCAGTCAGTCGAAGAGGTCGAGCAGCGCAAGGACGATGAACTCAAGCTCGCGAAGTCTTTCCGCAACGTCTACGGCACACCCGACGGGATGATCGTGCTTGAGCACATCATGACTCATCTGTGCAGTATTGATCAGCCGATTGTAGCGCCTGAGGTTCGCAGCACCGAATCGCTTATTGCTCGATGTACAGCGCGCGATCTCGGCCACGAAATTCACCGGCTGATCAATCGGCCGATCGAAGAGCGCAAAGAGCAACCAAAAGTAAACACAGAGGCACCGAATGTTTAGGTTCAATCAACCGTGGGAATTGGTACTGTTCGAAACGCCGGAAGCTGGCGGAGGCGGGGATGATGCCGACAAGGGCGGCGATAAGACGCCAGAAATCGGCATGGAAGGCATTCGCGCGGCGACGCTCAATGGTCTCGATGAGTCCTACCACGAAGACTGGAATTCAATGTCGCAGCGGATCACGACGCCGTCGGATCTCGCAAAAAATTATGTCGAGAGCCAGCGTGCGGCTCGATCAGCAATCCGAATTCCAGGTGAAGATGCTAAGCCGGAAGATTGGGACGACATCTACACAAAGCTAGGACGTCCCAAGGATGCCAAAGAATACCAGTTCAGCGACGTGTTCGGCGAAGGCGAGAACACATACAAGGTTACCGACGAGGACAAGGCATTCCGCCAGAACTTCGCCCCAGTGGCCCACAAGCTCGGCCTCAGCCAGCGGCAGGTTGCTGGTCTCGAAGCGTTCCAATTCGAGAACAACAAGGTTCTAATGGATGCTCGGGAAGCCAAAGCCGAAGACATCACGAGCAAGAACGTTCAGGTTCTCGAGCAGCAGCACGGCCTGGACTTCGACACCAATAAGAACCGGATGCTCACGGCATCGAAACACTATGCCGGCAACGATTGGGAGAAGCTGTCTTCGCTCCAATTGGCCGATGGTACATTTCTGCTCGATAACCCGGTCTGGTTTAACATGATGGCCAAGATCGGTGCTGAGCGACAAGAAGACTTCCGCGAGCCGAATGCGTTCAATGAGAGCGCGCGCAATGACGCGCAAGCGGAGTATGACAAGATTCGCCGCGAGGCGATGGAGAAGGGCTTGCTTCCGACAAGTCCAGGGTGGCCGACTGAGCAACTGCAGAAGCTCTCGGACCGCATCCATGGCACAACCAGCGCTGTAGGCGCCCGGTTTGTGTCCAACTAGTACTTGCGTAAACGGCTGGGCAACCGGCCGCTGACCACGCAGAGCCCGACATTTCGTGATAACGGCCCCGCAATAGCGGCAACCCTGACTCACGCCTAGTCGCAACCTCTAACGGTCGTTTCGATTCCACGCAGTTCAAGGGGATTAGAGATGGCTGCACCAACTATCACACAAGGCTTCGTGATTGACTTCGGTAAGGACGTTCACCTCGAATTCAATCAGCGATCCGCAATGCTTCGGCCAACCGTGGATACCCGCGGCATCATCCGAGCAGAAACCGCCCGATTCTACGTGATGGGCAACGGGATCACTCAAACCAAGTCGCGTAACGGTGACATCCCGCAACAAGATCTCGATCTGTCGTACGTCACGGCGACAATGGCTGACCGCTATTGGCGCAAGGACGTCGACAAGCTCGACATGGCCAAAGTTACCGCAGAACTTCGACCAATCCTGGTTGAAGATGCTTCGGGTGCCTTTGGTCGATATGCCGATGATCAGATCATCCAAGCCATGGATGCCGGCGCAGGAACGAACTTGGGTAACTCCACCACGGAAACCCGGTTTGGTCGCAACGCCGCTCTGGGCATGTTCCGAACTCTCATGAACACGGGCATGAGGAATGACGGGCGGATCTTCGCCGCGATCACTCCAAACGCATGTTCGCAGCTTATGACCGAGCCGGAATTCGCCTCAGCTGACTACACAGGTCCGACGGATCTGCCGTGGAAAGCCATGGGTATGGATATCCGAACTTGGCTGGGCGTTCATTGGATCGTGTGCACCCGTAACACGGGCAACAACACGGGCCAGGCATTCCAGTACATGTGGCACCAATCCGCCGTCGGTCACGCCGTCAATGCCGAAGTCGAAATCGAATTCGCGCAGAAGGAAGCCGGCTGGGGTTGGATCGCCAAAGGCGCAATGTCCATGGGTGCTGTCGTCAAAGATGGCACGGGCGTCGTTCGCTACGTCTCTGACGATACGCTGGCACTGGCTGCCGACGTGAACACGTCGATCGCTGGCTCTGCCTAAGCGTAACGCGTCACGCGACGCATGACGGCGAGGGGCTGTTCTGGCTCCTCGCTCCTGATCTCAAAACAGGAAGCTTGAAACCATGGCATATCAATCTGAATACCTCACTGCGATTAAGTTCGCTGGTGGGGCCGGTGGTAACCACGTTTGGCTGCTCATGACTGAGGACGCCAACGCGGCGGTTACTGCAACCGACTACATCACTGATGCCACCGAAAAGGGAATGACCGTCGGTGATATCGTTCTAGTTGTTCGGGTGGGAACACTGCCGGCAACCTCGCCTAGCGGTGTCTCGCTTATGTATGTCAGTGCAATCGACGCGGACGGTAACGCCACGCTCGATGACACTGCCGTTGCATAGGTATCGCGTTTTAGCGGGGGGCTTCGGCCCCTCGCTTCACTGTGACTTGTCACCAACAAAGGGTCCAATGATGACTTTCGATATCAATAACCACCTATCTGCCAACCGAGAATGGTTCTTTCGCTGCTTCGATACTCCAGCCTTCGCACAGTGGGCGTACAAGTCTCGAGATCACCTGCTGAAGGATATGGAGCACCCGAAGTACTTTGCGGCATTTCACCAGCGGCTAGAGTCGGGCGATCACATCGTGTGCATCGACGGTGCCATGGAAATGCGAACCTATGTGGTCGACTACATCGATAAAGAAGCAGGCGTCGTGCAGATGTCGGTTCTCCATCACATGGAGCTTCGACCGATCATGCAGGAAGGCGCCGAGCTGCAATGGAAGTGGCGTGGCCCGCGTGGCGGCGGACACTGCATTGTCGACCAGAACAACAAGGTCATAGAGCGCGACTTCAACTCTCGCCAATCGGCCATCCAAGAGATCGAGCGGCGCAAGATGCGCGAACAGGTCGCGGCCGAGCAAGGCGAAGATACGCCAGAAGCGGCCTAACAAAAGGCGAATTCCCATGACGTCGATGACCAGAACAACGATCGCGAACCTGGCGCTCCGAGAGATCGGAGCGACCCGGATTGACGACTTCGACGAGGACAGCGCAACCGGAGATATTGTTAGGGATGTCTGGGAGCAAGGAGTCCGAAAAGCTCTGGCTCGTGCAGAGTGGGAATTCGCTAAGAAGGTCACAGAGCGCGCGCGAACCGACGCCGCAGCAGACCAAGGATACGCCTATTCGTACGGGCTCCCTGATGATTTCATTCGACTTGTCTCGTGCTATGATTCAGACCGTATCGAAAATCCGATGTGGGACAAGGATTTTGAACGTCGGGGCAACGCTATATTTACCGATGAAGAAAAGCTCTTCATTAAGTACATTTATTATTATGATACCGTTGGAGGATGGTCGCCCTGGTTTATCGACGTCTTGGTTGCGGATCTTGCATCAGTCATGTGCTCCCCACTGAAGTCGGCCGGCGAACGGGATCGACTTGAGGGGCTGGCAACGCAACGCTTGCGAGATGGCAAGAGCGCGGACGGTGCACAAAAGCCTACCGTGATGCTGCCTTCGTCGAGATGGATCGGGGCAATGAAGGGTGCGCGATCCTATGATCGGCGCTATGGGGGTGGCTGGCCGTGGTAGCAGTCAACCCTCCAGTCATCAATTTCACCGGGGGTATCCTTGGTGACCGACTTCACAACCGTATCGACGTGCCAACGTACGCGAACGGTGCCGAAGTCATGGAGAATTTCCGCCCGAACATCCAAGGTGTGATGTCGCGGCGCCCAGCTCTCTACTATCTTGATACGCTGGCAGACGAGGATTTAAACGGTCAGCTGTGGCCGTTCTATTTCGCAATCGGTGACACATACCTGATCGACGTGAATTCCGAGGGCGCGACGTTCTACGCGAATAGCGGTAAGATCACCATCGACGAAATCACGTCATCAATTGGTTCGAGCTGGACGGACGAGTCAGAAGGTGGCGCCTTGGCGTCAATCATCGACGATCAGATTGTGCTCGAGTCCGGTGGCGGCGATAACGCCATCATTCAGCAGTCGATTACGATCAACGAGACGGATACGCCTCACACGCTCGCATTCCAGATCGCTCACGGCCCGGTCAGCGTCCGGATAGGCACAACCTCAGGCGATGACGATGTGCTCCTGTTCGAGGAGCTGGATAGCGGGACGCACTATCTCACCTTCACTCCGACAACCAGCACTGTATTTCTTCAGTTTTACCACGATGACAATGCGGATCGCTTCATTCAAGACACGGTGGCGTTTCTCAGTGGTCCGGAATTCCTGCTGCCAACCCCGTGGCTCGAAGAAGATCTCGACACGGTACAGCTTGAGCAGATCAAGGATGTGCTCTACCTGACAGCCGAAGACTACATCACGCGGCGGATCATACGGCGAGCCGACAAGTCGTGGTCGATAACACTGTTCGAGCCGACGGACGGGCCGTTCAACGACACCAACACTGGCACGATCACCATTGCGGCGGACGATACAACTGGTGAAGTACAACTGACAGCGTCGAGAGACCTCTTCTCGGCGACGGATGTCGGAATTCTCTACAGGATGACCGGCAACGGTCAGAATCAGTCGGCGCAAGCCTCATCTGAGGACGTCTTCACGGGCGGCATCGAAGTCACTGGTGAGGGCGAGGACACCCGAACATTCAATATCAACATCACCGGAACATTCGTGGCTACGGTGACGCTGCAGCGCTCGAGCGGCAACGAGGAGTCGTACACGGACTGGCAGACATACACCACGGCGCAGAGTGTCGACATCTACGACGCAAACGACAATGAGACATGGTTCTATCGGCTGGCAGTGAAGGCCGGCGACTATGTGTCTGGCACTGTGTCCATGGAAATCTCGAACGACACTGGCGCAACTACTGGTATTGTGCGGGTTATACAGTACACCAATGCGACGACGGTTATTGCTGAAGTCGTCAAGACGCTGGCCAACACAGACGCAACGTCAAACTGGGCCAAAGGTGCGTGGAACTTTGACGACGGATACCCGGCTTCACTGGCACTCGCCTACGGTCGGCTGTGGTTCGGTCGCGGAAACACCATATGGGGCTCGAAGCCTGACGACTTCACAAGCCTTGATGCCGGTGAGGGCGATAGAACCGACGACTCGATCGCGGCAGAGATAGGCTCGCCATCCGACGACGCAATTCGGTGGTTGGGTTTTGCAAATCACCTCGTGATTGGCACAGCATCCGAAGAGAAGCTGGGGCTCGGCAATACCGACAGCGATCCGATTGGGCCGGAGAACTTCCAAATACTGCCTGGCACTGAGGAAGGCAGCGCTCTTGTGCAAGTCGTGCAAGCCAGTTCAAGCATACTCTACGTGCATCGATCTCGAACTAAGCTGATGCAGTTCACGCAAGATCCGAATGCGCTGTCCGAAGCGGCTTATATCTCGATCGACTTGACGGCAAGGGCCGTGGAACTGCTCGAAGGCGAGCGGATCGTCGATATGGCCGTTCTGCGCGAGCCGGAGCGGCGAATATTTGTGTCGACCGAGTCAGGTAAGATGTTCGAACTTCTCTTCAGGCGGGAAGGTGAGCTTGATATCGTCGCATGGTCCAGGGTCAGGACATCAGGACGCATTGAGAAGATGACGGTGCTTCCGCGCAACGACCGCGACGTGATCTACTGTCGTACTCGCCGCCGCGGGAGTGACAGCGAGTGGCAGCGGTTTATCGAGGAAATGGGAACCGAACGTCCGATCGCGCCAGATGATTACGCTCATCTCGACAACGCCATATCCTACAACCTCGAAAAGCCGAACACTACCGCCGAAGTAAGCGGCAAGACGGGATCAATAACGGTCACGACGGACGCCGATGTCTTCGACGGATCTGATGTCAACGCTGTTATATGGATCAATGGTGGTCGCGGCACAATCACAGCAGTTGCCGGCGCGCGAAGCTGTACGGTCAATCTGACGACTGGACTCGTCACCGATGACATAGCCGCTTCCGGAACCTGGGGGTTCAACCCGACCGCAAATATCATATCCGGCCTTTCGCATCTCGACGGGCTGACGGTCAGCGTGTTCGGCGATGGGCTGAACCTGGGAGAATATACCGTCGCGGACGGCGAAATCACGCTCAGTCAAAGCGTGTCTTGGTGCGTTGTTGGACTGCCCTATTCGTCGAAGTGGAAGTCCTTGAAGCTTGCCTATGGATCGCAGAAAGGCACAGCTCTAACGATGCCCAAGGCCATCAAAAAGCTGGTGCTGCTGCTGTTCCGGTCGCATCCGCTCAAGTACGGCCCGACGTTCGAAAAGATGTGGCCCGTGAAACTGAGAACACCGTCAACCAACTGGGGCGAGCCTATCCCATACCTGACAGGCGAGACCGAGGAGCTAGACTTCGATGGCGGGTTTGATACTGACGCGCGACTATGCCTCGAGATCGACGGCGCGGGGCCATGCACGATTGCTGGAATCGTTCCCCGAATGGATACCCGCGACAGATGACCATGATCTACCATCAGGCGGATCTTTCCGAGAACGAGGCTACCAGTTCATCCCTATACGCCCGGCCCACATGCGATATATCGCGGCGGTCATGGGCCGGGAAGGAAGCGAGCCAGAATTCGATCAAGTTGCAGGTAACTGCATGGTCAACGCAGATTACGTGCCATTGGGGTTCTGTCTTGCCTACTTCGAAGACGACGAAACCGTATCCATTCACGGTTACTTTGGCGATTGGCTGAAGATCTTCCCGAAAGACATTTTGCGCAGCATGAAGGATTTCACGGACAGGTTGCGCGAGCACGCTGGTGTAACGGAGTGCTACGCAATTGCCGACGAGTCAGTGGAAGGGTCAGTGAAGCTCATCGAATGGGTGGGCGGTGAGTACACAGGTAAGGATGCTACGGACGGTCCAGTTCGCGGTCCGATTTATATCTGCGATCTCAGCAAGACAAGGATCTGACCGGATGAAGTGCATACTGCTTTCAGCGGCCATCAGCGACCCGGTTCGAAGTCGTGATGGTGTCATGTACTACATGACTGCAAGCGGAATTATCGCAATGCGCGCAGTTCTCGAAGTAAGCCTAGAAGGTGACTGGGTTCCGGCAGACGAGTTCACTGCCCCAATGGATAAAGCGCTGGTGTACAACCTGCCAAGAATTCGAGACGAAACCGAAGACTCGTTCTGGTTTCGGTGGAACGTGACAACTCTGACGGGCGGTGGCGCCAGTGTCACTTGCTATCTTGTAGGGTGATCCTGAATGGCATTCGCAGCAGCATTAGCGCCAATCATCAGCGGTGTCGCAAGCATTGCGGCTGCCGGCGTTCAGGCGTCCGCGCTCAACCAAGCCGCGGACGATGAAGAGCGCATTGCACAATTCAATGCCGATCGAGAAAAGGAACAGGCGGCATACGCTCAGTCTGCCGGTGCGCTCGAATCCAGGAAGCGAAAAGAAGAAGCAGAGAAGGCCGCGGCGCGCGCGAGGGCCGCTCGAGCGCAAGGTGGCGTTGCTACGGATACAGGATCAGCGCTACTGCTTGAGCAAGACTTTGCATCTGAGAGCAGTTTCAATCAGCGCGTTGCGATGTACAACGCCGAAAGGCAAAAGTCAGAGCATCTGAACGAAGCGAAAATCGGCCTGTTCGAAGGCCAGGTTCGAGCCAACGCGAAACGTAGCCAGGCGGGCGCGGCGATGCTTTCAGGCTTCGCCGGAGCGGTTAAAGGCTTCGGCTGATGCCGCTATCTCTAACCGATCATGGCGATGCTACGTCGACAGCAGTCGATTCTGTCGCCAGTAGCTCCTTTACGCCAAGCGACGATTCGCTAGTCGTCGCGATCGCTCACGTCTACAGCAACGGTGCAGTCACACCAGCCATATCAGGCGGTGGCTTAACCTGGACTGAACGGGCGCAAGCTCGCGTGGTCGATGGTGGGTTCATGACGGATGTGCGGATCTGGACCGCTCCCGTCACGACTGGTGCGTCCATGACCGTAACTGTCAGCTGGACAGGCGGTTCAGGTGAAGGTGCGCTGCTGTCGGTTGTCGACTTCACCGGCTATGACGAATCCGATCCCGTCGGCGGTGTCATGGAGTACACCGACACAGGTGGGCGAACCGGAGCTTTCTCAGAAGATCTTGACTCCGCGCCTGCATCCGGATCGTACGTGATCGGCGGTGGTGTTGCTGAAGGATCGGCAGACAATATCGACCCTGGAACCGGCTGGACTGCAATCTACAATGTCGACTCCGGTGATCTTAGTAACGTGAACCAGTATCGTACCGGCTCCACGGATGCAGCGTTCGAGTTCGATGATCTCGACGCGTCGTTCAATACCTCAGTGGCGGCGATCGAAATCCAAGAAGATACGGGCGGCGGCGGTGGCGCAACCATTCCGCCAATTGCAGATTACTACAACAGACTGAGAGCAGCATAATGGCCACTGTCATCAGACAATCATCGTCGATCACTGTAGTCATCGGGCCGTTCGTTGATTCGACTGACGGCGTGACGGCGGAAACCGCCCTGACCATCAGTCAGGCGGATATCCGGCTGTCGAAGAACGGCGGAACCTTCGCACAGAAGAACGGCGCGGCTGCAGCTACGCACATGGAGAATGGGTTTTATTCGTTCACGCTTGATGCGACGGATACCAACACGGTTGGTCGTCTCATGGTGGCTGTCAGCGAGAGTGGTGCTCTACCGTTCTGGAAGGAATTCCAGATCGTCGAAGAAGCAAACTACGATGTTCTGTGGGGTGCTGATACGCTGACAGCCGAGATCGCAGATGCGGTATGGGACGAGGCGCAAGCCGATCACGTTGCCGCTGGTAGCTTCGGCGTCATGGCGTCAGAAGTTGCCGACATTCTTGTAGACACTGCGGAAATCGGTGCTGATGGTGCAGGGCTTTCCGCAATTCCGTGGAACGCGGCATGGGATGCCGAAGTTCAATCCGAGGTCAATGATGCGCTCGTCGCTCTTGGTCTGGATCACTTGCTATCTGCCTCGGTTGCTGGTGCTGACGTGGCGGACAACTCAGTCTTCGCAAGACTGGTGTCGGCTTCTGCCACTGCCGATTGGGATGATTACGTTCAAACGACCGACAGTCTCCAAGCAATCAGAGATCGCGGGGACGCGGCCTGGACGACCGGAGCCGCGGCGCCGTCAGCTGCCGCTATAGCTGATGCCGTCTGGGACGAAGCACAGGGCGATCATACAACGGCCGGAAGCTTCGGACTGATCGCCTCAGAGATCGCGGATATTCTTGTAGACACCGGAACCACGCTGCCGGCGACGCTGGCGACCATTGACGGCAACGTGGATGCAATCTTGCTCGATACGGCTGAAATCGGCGCTGCAGGGGCGGGATTGACGGCTGTGCCCTATAACAGCGCGTGGGACGCGGAAATCCAGTCAGAGGTCAACGACGCCCTGGTGGCGCTCGGTCTCGACCACCTCGTCTCGGCATCTGTTGTCGGCGCCGATGTGGCGGACAACTCCATATTCGCTCGACTCGTATCAGCATCGGCAACGGCAGACTGGGATGATTATGTCCAAACCACGGACAGCTTGCAGGCCATACGAGACCGCGGGGACGCTGCTTGGACCACTGGCGCGGGTGGGACACCTCCTCAGCTGTTGCAGAGCACTACGATCGCAACGCTGGTATCTCAGACTGTGTTCACGCTTACTGCTGGTAGCGCGGACGATGATGCCTACAACGGCGCTATTGTTGTGGTCACTGACCAGACAACATCGACACAGAAGGCCGTCGGAACCGTAAGCGACTATGTCGGCACAACCCGTACAGTTACTCTTGATGCCGATCCTGGCATATTCACAATGGCGGTTGGCGATACGATCGAGATTATCGCAGCCCTTGGCTCGTCAAGCGGTGGCAGCGGTCCGAGTGCATCCGCGATTGCCGATGCCGTGTGGGACGAGGCAGTCTCTGGCCATGCGGTGGCTGGTAGCTTCGGGGAATTGGTATCTGACATTGACACGACCGCAGATGCGATCTTGATCGACACGGCCGAGATTGGAGCGGCTGGTGCAGGGCTGACCGAAGCGGGCGGCACTGGCGATCATCTTACAGCGCAGCCATGGAACAGCGCATGGGATGCCGAAGTTCAGTCGGAAGTGGAAGACGGTTTGACGGCATTCGGTGCCGCGACAGCTTCCGCGCTGGCAACAGTAGATGCGAACGTGGACGCTATTTTGGTGGACACTGGCACAACCTTGCCCGCGACGCTCACTACGATCGAAGGCAAGATTGACACCATCGACGGTATTGTGGACGCCATATTGGTCGATACGGATTCCACACTGCCAGGTCTGATTGCAACGGTTGATGGTAATGTCGATGCCATTCTTGTCGATACCGACACGACGATCCCTGCATTGATTGCAGCGCTCAATGACCCAACCGCCGCAGCAATTGCGGATGCTGTCTGGGATGAGACCATGGCCGATCATCTCACGGCCGGTTCAACGGGCGCCACACTCAACTCCGCGACGACAGGTGGCGTTGATATTGCCGCTCTCGTCGATGCGGTGTGGGATGAGGCGACGGCAGATCACCAGACAGCAGGATCAACCGGCGCAGCGGTTAGCTCGGGCGGTAGCGGTAGCAGTGGGGTTAGCAGTCGCGGCGGCGGGTATCACGTCTTGATGTCGAAGATGGAAGACATCGAGAAGCTGATTTCTGGCCGCGATCAGGGAAGCGTCGAAGATTGGCTGATGAAAGTGCAAGAGCGCACACAGGAAGCGCTCGGGCCGCGTAAGCCTGCGGTGATCACTGAGACCATCAGAACGCAAAAGACGCCTGAACCTATCGTCCGGAGCGTGGTTGAAACAGTGGCAAAACCGGCACTACCGCCGCCGCCAAATCCGAAACCGGCACCTGAGCCGGTCAAGAAGGCGGACGATTCAGGTATGTCTCGAGCCGAACGCTTCGCTCTCAATCTGATGAAAACTCGGAAGGCTGGCTGATGCCTCGTGTTAATTCCGTCAATGCGCTGCGCGAGCCGTCTATTGCTGGTGGTACAAGCCCGGCTAAGATCAATCCGGGCGTCACGAGCCACACAGTAAGGGCTGGTCAGGCGTGGGCGAGCGCGATCAAGGATATCGGCGGGGCATTCGCTCAGCTGGCCGGTAATGCTGCAGCTGCGCAGGACTCGCAGAACTACGCTCTCGCGCAGATCGACTACAACCGGCAAGACCGCGAAACCTGGACGGACATAAACAACAAGGCCGACGAGCAAGGTAACGGGTTCGAGCAAACGCCTGATCGATACTCTGCGATCATGAAGTCGAATCAGGCAAAATACCCGATCGGCGATCCGAAGCTTCGCCGTAAGTGGCAGATGACCATGCTCGAGCGCTCATCGCGCCGCGGGTATGACGCTGTCCAGGCTGCTCAAGGCCGCAAGAAAACCTACTTCAAAGGCGTTGAGGATCGCCAGTTCGCAGCTGCGCAGGTCGAAGTGTCCAAGTCGCCGAACATGGAGACGATCAACCAGCAGCTCCAGCCGCTCGAGGATTTGGTCAACAGCGGCCGCGGTATCTATCACACCGAAGGCGATATACAGAACCGGCTGCGCCAGTATCGCGGCAAGCTCTACAGCCAAGCCCTGAAGACCTTGGCCGAGAAAGACCCGGAGTCAGCAACGAAGCTGTTCGACCAAATCCAGAAGTCGGGCAAGTTCGAAATCCAGGGTCCATCCGGTCCGGTCCGGGTATTCGATGCCGACAAAGTACCGACTGCTGCGCAGCGCCGGGACATTTGGAACAAGGGTGGCGTCGTCGTCAATCTCGATACGAACTCGTCCAAGAAGGGTGGGCCGACGTCACCGATGGTGGTCATCCCTGACGGTGCGACCAAGGAACAGAGGGCGGCCGCGGAATCCTACGCTAAGCAGATTGCCGGGCTCTATGCCAAGCAATTCGGCAAGACGATGAAGCCGCGGGTCGTAACACGGTCGCAGAACGGTCGTGGCCGGTCATTCACAATTCACACCGAGCCCTACTCGGTGAAAGACTCAAACGCCGTAAAGTTCTTCTCATCTCCAGAAGGTCAGAAACTTCATGCTGAAATCCTTCGTGGGACGCTCGGCAAAATACCCGGCGTCCAATTCTCCCTACCGCATGGCGGCACAAAGGGTGCAGACAAAGGGGCTCATGGGAGCGGTACAAATGAGGTTGCGATTGCGAAAAATCTCATTGCGCAACTCAACGATGGGCGTGCTCCTGCTCAAGGCCAAGGCGATCGGACTTCGGCACTCGGCCAACTTGCGCCCGGCCAGCGGTTCTCTGTAGACACCAAGTTCGGGCAATTCGAGGTCGATAGCAAGTCCTGGAATGCCATGTCAGGCAATGACATACGCCGATTGGCTAACTTTGCGAATGAACGCAAGGGCCAAGTGCTTCGCATGCGCAAAGCCGATGCGGATGTCATGATGAAGAACCAGATCGAGCACGTGCTGCAGTTCGGATCTGATGCCAAGGACTGGGATGCTGGCTTCATTGCGAAGGCGTATGAAGACAGGCCACAGAAGCTCAAGTCATTCAATGCACGGTTGGAAGCTGCGCGACAGGCGCACGGGATTACCGATGGCGCTGCTTCGTCTGACGCCACAACATTGCGCGATCGACTCCAGCAGGCTCGGCCTATGGAAGGTAGCGACAACTACGCCATTCGAAAAGACATGTACGACCAAGCAGAGCGACGCGTTAATCGCCTGCTGAACGCGCGCGATAAAGATCCGGCTCGCGCTGTCGATGGTACTGCCGATCGAGAAACCTGGGGGCGGGCTCAGACCGTCAATCAGGCTTACGAGCAGTTCACCAATGGTGTTCCCAAGAACGCGAAAGAACGCTTCGCAGTCGTCGACGCGCGCCTTCGGGCTCAAAATGCGCTCGGCATTGCGCACCCCAAGCCGCTGACCAACAGTGAAGCTTCAGATTTGGTTGGAATGCTGAAGACACCACCAGGTGGTGACCACGAAGCCGCGGCGCGAAATCTCTACAAGAAAATCGTCGAGCAGTACGGCGAAGGGCACGCAGACAAGATCACAGATCAGGTGATCGAGCGAGCATTCAAGGACGAGGAAAAGCGTCAGCTATTCAAGTCGACACTCGACACGCTCGAGCAGCAAAGCTTCCGGACATCTACTGAGTCAAAGCGTATCGAAGATGAGCAGAAATTGCTCGAGGGCGAAATGATCGGACGTCACGAAGCAGCCGAGCCAGGGTTTTTCGAGTGGGTCTTGCCTTACCTGCCGAACGTTGCCGGCGATCAGAGCCGAAGGCTGGAAGCGCAGAGCAAGAAGCCAATACCGCCCGCGGCCATCAAACACTTGAAGGATCATCCGGACACAGCCCAACAGTTCGAAGAGTGGTTCGGTCTGAAGCCCGGCGATTCCAAGCGCTACCTGGAGCAAGCGCCCAAGAATGAGTGAACTCAACCCATATCAGCAATTCACCGAAGAACCTGACCGCAACCCGGAAGAAACCGAGGCGCGGCCGGTGCCGGACCGTGACGTGGTGCCAACGCCTGAGCGTGCGCAGCGCTTGAGCTTAGCAGCGTCCATGGTGCAGGACGGTGAAGAGAAGACGAGACAACGCGCGGCCGCTCTGGCCGATTCGCGCAAGCTTCAGCACGAGAATTCCAGGAAGGACGAAGCGCGGACGAAAGCCGATCGCAATCCTTATTGGCAGTTCTCGGCGAAGCGTCCTCTCGAGCGCTTCACGAAGGATCGGGACGCATGGTCGCCGCTCGTCGGTGATGAATTCCTCAAGCTCTCACCTGAGCAGAAGAAGTCCGAACTCGATAGCCTGATTAAGTCGAACACTACGGCACTGAGTGACTGGGAAGCTCGCTTGAAGAAGCAGAGCGAGCAGGACGCGACCTATCGAAACGCCAGCGGGGGCAAGCAGCACCCATGGATGCGATCGAACATCCGGACCGCGACGGACCGCATCAGCCAGCTTAAAAAAGAGCTGGTGTTCTATCGTATGGTGCAGTCCGGAAAGATTGAAGGTCTCGACTATTCGGCATGGCGCAACGCCATGAACAAAGTACCGGAAGCCTTCGTCAATACACTGGTGTCAGGGACACTCAAGTTTGCTGGCGTCGTCCAGGCTGCTGTTGGTAGCGATAAGAAGGCGGATGAGACCGCCGTGTTCGAGTGGGGCAAGCACGTCGAATCCTTCATGAAGGAAAGCTTCCCCGACGATCCGGCACGCCAGTTCCATTTCACGAATAAGCTTATGCAGGGCGCTGGCTCAATGGCCGCGTTCATGGGCGTAGGCTTCCTGGGTGCAGTCGCGCGGCTTGGCACCAAAGGACAGCTGGCGCTGATCTCGGTCAACGGTGGCTCGCTCGAGGGCTCGTCACAGTACGAGGAAGCCAAGCGTACACTCATTCAAGCAGCCAAGGACTACGAGAAGGAAACCGGATCGAAGCTCAAGTTCACGCAGGCTGAAGCGAAGGCAATGCGCGCGGCCGGCTGGGGCTTCTTGCTTGGCCTTTCGGAATCGGCATCGTTTGCGCGCGCGCTCGGTCCAGGCGGGGGGCCGCTGACCAAGGGCGTTAACCAAGCTTTTGAGGAATCCATTCAGGAAGGGCCGATCATGACGACCGGCTCGAACTTGATTGCGCAACAGCACTACGATCCTAATCGCAAGCTGAATGAAGGTGTCGGCGAGGCGATGGCCATTGGTGGCATCCTCGGCGGTAAAACCGGCATCCTCTTCGGTTTCACGAACTCTGAAGGCAAAGAGATCCAAGAAGCTCGTCTTCGCAGTGGTCAACGGTTCGTGCTCGATGTTGAGCCGACGGGAGATCCTAAGAAGGCGGACCGGGAAAACGTTGATATCGAAGAGCGCAAGCGGGTCGAAGACGAGAAGCGGCGCGTTGAAGCTGAAACAGCAACCGCTGTCGAAAGCGACACAAGAGATCCGTCGGAGCCGACACAACCGGAGCCTGAGACGCCACAGGCGGCAGACGTTGCGCGTGTGGAGATCTCCGAAGAAGACCGTATCGACCTCGAGAAGACCGCAGAGATAGTTGGTCTGAAAGAACCGGGGGCGACACGGGATGAAGCGATAGCCAGGCTCGCCGAAGAACGCCAGAAAGGCGCGTCTCTGGGTGAAGAGATCGACCCCATTCTCGATAAGATCATCGCCGCATCGCGCAATCGTGTCGAGCAACAGGATGAAAAGGCAACGCTGCCGGAGACGCCACAGTCTGCGGACGTTCGCAAGGTCGACATCAAAGAAGCTGACCGCAAGGACATCGACAAAGCTGCAGAGCTGGTCGGGCTCAAGAAGCCGGGTGATTCTACCGACCAGTCAATCGCGCGACTTGCTGAAGAACGTCAGAAAGGAGCATCGATCGACCCTGAGGTCGATAAGGTGCTCGATGAAGTGGTCGAGAAGACACAGACACGCGTCAATCGACAGAACGAAAACAAGGTGCTGCCAGAAGATCCGCAACCCGCTGATGTGGCAAAGGTCAACATCAAGGAAGCGGACCGTCGTGATTTGGACAAGGCGGCGGAACTGGCTGGGCTCAAGAAACGCGGTGATACCTCAGATAAGTCGATTGCCACGCTCGCAACCGAACGCAGTAAAGGCGCAACGATTGATCCTGAAATCGATCGCGTTCTCGACAAAGTCGTCGGTGTTGCGAAAGGTCGCGTTGATCGTCAGAACAAAGCCAAACCGAAACCGAAGCCGAAAGTTGCACAGGTTGTCAACGAGCGCGGCCTGGCTGAGGTCAAATCGTATCTGGACATTCTTGAGTTTGTGAAAGAAGGTAAGGGCACCAAGAGACCACAAACACTTACCGAATTTGTTCGGGACGAAGGAGGTATCAGCGATGCAGCCGCGGATCTAGAAAACTCAAACGTTGACGAAAACTTAGCGCCATTCGTCAAGAAGATCGCCCAGCCCGGCGGTCGCTCGATTGATGAAATGGCCTTGAATGCCCATCAGGCCGGCTTCTTCGAGAGCCGGCCTTCTGTCGCTGAATTCCTCGAAGCAATCGACGAGGACACGCGTACTCAGTCATGGGTGCGTCAAGGCGATATCGAAACACTCGAAGATTTCGAAATCCGCGAGCAGATGCGCACTGACCTTGAAGAGGTCGGTATCAGGGAGAATATGACCAATGCCCAAGCGTCCGAAGCCGCGTGGGCGGCCATCAGAGACGAGTTTAAGATACGAGAACATGAAGAGGCTGCGGGACGGTCTGCGCGCAACCGTGAAACGGCGCAGAGACTTCGCGAGCAAGGTGCAGTTGACAAACTTGCAGAATATCTCGGAAACGGCGGACAACTCGGCTGGCACAAGCTCGACGAGATAGCAAAGTCAATCGGCGTTGATTCCGATCAGGTTCAACACGTCCTAGACCAAGGCGTCAAGGACGGCATGTTGCGCGAGCACAATGGCGACTATTTCCGCGCTCGCACTCGGCCTCAGCCGGCACTTAATGGCGCTCAGTCTGTCGAGATCCGGAAGGATATCGAGAAGCGTGTCGAAGAAGGCGAGATCGTAGAAATCAACCCGGCTGCTGTAGCGCAGTCTCACCTTGCAATGCGCAAGATTGGCATTGCGGATGATATTGAAGCGGGGGCTCTCGCCTATCTTCAAAAATTCGAAGACAACGGGAAGACGCTGTATCGAGGTCTATTTGAGACTGTCGACGGGCGTTTCTTTGCCATCAACGTTAGTGACCTCAAGGACTTGACCGGACTTCGTGCTGGAGCTGTCATTGGACAGCGACGGCTCGTCACTGCTCGGCTTCACCCTATCGCCACGCCGATTCCAACCATCGAGGGAGAAATTCGGCATGAACTTGTCCACGTAGTTTTCGGTCAGATCGATAGTGGTGTCCGGGATCGGTTGCTTGCTCATGCTGAAGCCCTCGGCGTGATGGATATGAAGTTCGGCGACTTTCTACAGATAATTGGCGATCCGCAAGCAGATATCAAGGATTTCGACAACTCGCGCACTCTTCGTAGCCTGTATCAGGAGCGGTTCAACGAGTCCCGCGACCCATCAATCCACGATGCAAAAATGGCCGAAGAAGCACTTGCTCACATGGTTGAGCTGACTGTGCATGGCCACTTCACGGTCGAGCAAATGGCGCCGATCGCGGATGATCTACGGGCGATTGGTGAGGCGCCGGGGGCAATTGACCCTGACGATGCATTGGAGTTGGCCATTGCTGGCAATGTTCGCTCGGATACGATCAGCGAAGCCATTTGGGAAAACCGCGTTGCTGAAGATGCTGCAAGCCAAGATCAAATGATGGCCGCTCTCGGGCGTCCTTCAGACTGGCTACCGGCGTTCAATCTTCGTGATCGCAATAGAGCACCAAACGCGGTTCGAAGCCTTAGTGTGATTCTGCGCGATCTATCTCAGGCAGTGGGCGTGCCAATACGACAGGGTCGCGGAATTCGGCGTCTCTTCGGGTACAACGTTCGCACGGGTGTTTCACGTCAGCAGACCTACTACAACATCCATGAGTTTTCCGGAAACCTTGCGGAAGCATTGAATGCACGTCAGCAAGGTGAAATAAGCAGCATAATTCTTGCCAATCAGCAGGAGCTTGGACCGCTCGGGATCGACGATAATGCAGAGATCGGATTTGCGAACTTTGTCCGGCTCTACATCACTAATCCGACCATGGCCCGCCAGCTTGCGCCAGTCACCTATATGCAGTTCGAAGGCGTGCTCGATGCCACCATGCCCGATACGTTGGCTAATATGCAGCTCGCACAGTCGGAAATCGAGCGCTGGAACCAGCTGGAGCCGGAAGCGCAGATCGAATCTATGATCGTGCCGGCGAACCGCAATCGACCACTCGTCGAGCGTATGACCGAGCTTGACCCGGCTGGGCTTCTCCAAACGCTACGGCTCCGGATCTCCCAGTACTATACGAACGTATGGGACCGGATGCACCCGTTTTGGCTTGCGAACCGTGAGCTGCTGAGGCTGTACCAAGAGAATACCGGCCAAAAGCTCAACCTCACCGTGAACGAGAACGCAGAAAAAATCATTCGAATGGGCCGGATGTCTCACGCGTGGGCTGGTCAGGATCTCCAGGAAGGGGTCCGCAACCGTTTCACGAACGAGCATACCGGACCGTCTCTCGTGGAAGCGCTTCGCGTTGCGCTCGGTGATGTGCGCTCTGAAGCTATCGACCAGCGGCAAGGCTCCAGATATAGGCGCTTTCAGTCCTATCTCGTCGCAAGACGGGCTCGAGCACTGTGGGACCAGTATCAGCGCGGCGAACGAGATCGCCCGCCAGTGAGCCAATATGCCGGTCCTGTGCAGGTGCAGGAAGCCATCGATCGGCTCGAGCAAAGGTTTCCGTCATTCATCCAGGGTGCAGAGCTGATCTACCAATACCAGAACCAGCTGCTCGAATTGCAGATGGATGCCGGACTAATCAGCGAAGATACCTACCGCGAGCTGCTGACTCACGTGGATTATGTGCCGTTCATGCGCTCGTTCGATGAGGACTACGAACAGCAGACAAACACTCTCGGCAAGGGTGTCAGCGGCATCATTAAGCGCTTCCGTGGCTCGAACCGGGATATTGTTGACCCCTTGGCGTCGATCGCGCAAAAGACCTACGAAACGCGCCAGATGATCGCAATCAACGATTCCAAGCGCGCACTATTAGAGCTAGCCGAGCGGGCTGGGCCGGCCGGGGGCGCGATTGCTGAACGCATCGACGCTACCCGGCTGGAAGGAATGCGCGTCAATGTGATCGAAGCGCTGCGCAGTGCGGCGCGCGATCTGGACGTCGACCCGCAAGACACAACTGCACTCGTCGGACTGGCGCAACAGATCATGGGCAACGAGGCCGTCGCCACACAGTGGCGTAACGTGCCTATCCGTCCAGGCCAGAAGCCGATTGTCTGGGTGTTCGAGAATGGCGAACCGGTGGCCATGGAGCTTTCGCACCAATGGCTCGGTGTGACGCTTTACCAGACACTCCAGAACTTCGGCGAAGAACACACGTCGCTATTGATCAAGATGCTGGCTTATCCGTCAGACTTCATTCGCGGCACAGTGACATCACACCCGGAATTCATCGGCGCCAACATCGTTCGCGATGGTCCGTTGTCTTTCATGTATGACGCTCGAATGGTCCCGCTCTACACGCAGCTGAAGGGATTTGCGCGAGCTGCCTTCGGTAAAGACGAAGGCGTGCAGAGATACGCGGCGAACATGGGGCTTCTGGGCGGGGTCCAAGCTTCGGCGCTCGATCCGGTTCGACTCGATCGAGATATGGAAGCCCTCATTGAGCAAGGCTACAATCCCGTGCTGTGGCGTGAGCCTGGCGAATTCTTTGATAAGCTGTTCACCGAATGGATGGGATACCGGACAACAACCGGACAGATAATGGCAGGAAGTGCCATCGGTGCTGGTATGTTCTTAGGTGGATTGACGGGGGCAGGCATTGCTGCTGTAGGCGCCGCACTTGCAACAAAGGGTGGTCAACGCGCAATTGCCAAGTTCACCGAGGCATCGGAGACGGGAACTCGTGTCGAGCTGATGGAGTCAGGCATTCGCCGTGCGCGTGCCCACGGTCTCAATGACGTGGAAGCTACCGCGGAAGGTGCCTACCACGCGCTGGACTACATGGATTACACAAGGGGCGGTGCGGCAATCGAGGACTGGTTGCGCATTGTCGCGTTCTTCCGGCCGGCAATGGTCGGCATCGATCGATATTGGCGGTCACTGGCAGCTAAAGGCGATCAGGGCTCGGCGTGGACCGCTCTTATCAAGTACCGCATGCTTGGCGATCAGTCTGAAGCTTTGACGCCTCGTGAGCAACAGGAGCTTGAGCGCTCTGTGCGCACGCTCTACACAACCACGCTATTGCTCGGTAGTTTCTCAATGCTGGTCTGGGCAATCAACCGCGCCACGGACGATGACGAGGAGCTAAACGATGCTGTTCGAGAGATGCGCGCAAAGCATTGGGTCGTTTCGCTCAATGGCCTGACGCACGTCATACCTAAATCCTGGGGTGGCGATATGTTCGAAGACAAGTCGCTTCGAATTCCAAAGCCGTTCGAAGCGACTTGTCTTCGAACATATCGCCACCCCAGGACGACATGGCGAAGAATGATCCGCGCTGGGCAGAACACTATGTTATGTCGCTGTGGGAGATCTTTCATCCGCCAATGGAGCCGGCCGCGGCGTCGCTCGGCTATGGTCTGGCGACCGGAGTCGATACCCACTTCGGAACGGAAATCACACCGTTCTTCGACCACTCAACCCGATTATCATTGGTATCAAGCGGCCCCCCAAGCTGTGGCGTCGCATCATCTACAAGCTCAAGCGGCGCCGGCCGAGAC